GATCTTCAAACATAGGTAATGATGTAGACTCATCTGCTTTTAAAAAATAAAAACCAGATATATGACCATTCCAATGTGTATGTAAAGTGTGGTGTCCACCACCTTTTTTAGCAAATTCTTGTACCCACATTTCTGTAGTAAATACTTGATGTCCTGACATATCAAAACCCATTTCATTTAATAAATTATATGCTGTTGCACCTATATAATCTTGTAATTTTTTAAAATTTGGATCACCTATTAAAGATGTTGAATGGAATACATGACCCATATCACCTTTGTTACCAAACTTTTTATTACGTTCATCAATAGTTGGTTTTAAATTTTTCTTTGATGCTTCAATATATTTGTCCGATGCTTTATTTAAACTGTCTACAAATTTCGGTTCATCTGCAAACCATATAGGACATTTAAAAAATTCTTCTAATTGTAATTGTTGAGGATAACCTACAATTTCTTTTTTTATTTTTTGTTTTCTAGCTTTAGCTTTTTTCTTTTTCATATTCTCCTTTATTTAAATGGATACCCTAAGTTCCAAATTACCAAACTGTTACGTTCTCCACTTTTAACTGGACATACTCTATGCCATACAAAACTAGGAAATACAACTAAAGAACCTTTAGGTAATATTTCTTTGCACTTTACAGGCTTTCTAAGTTTATCGGGATCTAAATTTCTAAAATCAAATTCTAACTCACCACCTTTATAATCTTTTGGATCTGATAAAGTTACCGTTACTGATAATTTTCTTATCTTACTATTTGAAGGATCACCTTGTTGTCTTTGATAAGGTCTATCCCAACTATCACAGTGCCAATCATAGTATTGACCTTTTTTATATTTTGTAAATTGACAAGACTCAGAAAAATCCCATTCAAAATTCCAACCTGCATTTGCATTTGCTTGATGCACGTAAGGTTGTATCTCTTTGTAAACCCATCTATCATTCATCCAAACAATATTAGAATCTCTTTTCTTTTTTAAATCTTTAATTTCTTTTTGATTTAATTTTTTATCACCATATCCACCAGTCACTGCCATTTGATCTTGAAGTTGTTGACCATACTTTACAATGTCATCACAGATACGTTCTGGAACAACTGATTGAAAATACCAATAATAGTTTGTAAGGTTCATATATCTTTATGAACTTAATATAACATTTATTGTGAAACTGTCAATGTACCTGAAGCTGTAAATTTAGCTAACTTGTCTCCACCAGGGTGAGTTGAAATTGTAGCTGCTGGTCCTGGGCTAGCACTAAATGTAATTGCACTTGGTCCTCTTACTACAACTATACCTGGTGCACCTGCTCCTCCAGGAGATCCTGTTGAAGGATTAAATGTTCCACCACCTCCGCCACCACCTGTATTAGGTGTTGCAGCACTTCCTGCAGAACCTGTACCACCACCAGCACCACCACCTCCAGCACCACCACTACCACCAGTTCCGTTATAAGCTTGATTTGCTCCACCACCGCCACCACCAGCATATGTAGTAGAAGGGCCTAAAATATCATTTGGAGCTCCAGCTCCACCATTTCCACCTGCTCCAGGAGCTCCACCCGTTGCTCCAGCAGCTGTAGCTCCACCACCACCAGATCCAGCTCTTTGAACAGGTCCACCTCCACCACCTCCTGGGTTACCTTGAGGGGGATCTGTAGCAGGGGTATTACCAGCACCTCCACATGCACTAAAATCTCTACCAGAACCACCACCTGAACCTCCAGGACTACCAGGTGATCCTGCTCCTCCACCTGCAGATGTTATACTTGAAAAAACTGAATCGGTTCCTTTAACTCCACTAGTAGGTCCTGGATAAGGACCACCAGCTCCACCACCACCAACTGTAATTGTATAATCTCCTAAAGCTAAACTTTGTGCTGCTCCTTGTAAAGGCGAAGGACCGTATCCTGATGCACGATAACCTCCAGCTCCACCACCACCAAATCCAGCTCCACCACCACCTCCACCACCAGCTACTACTAAATAATCTAAATCAATTAAAAATTCTGGCCATGTTCCTTGTTGCTTGGCTTGAAATTGACTTTGCATTGACCACACACCACTTGCTTTGTTTAATTCTTTTATAACTACAACTCCTGAGCCACCAGTTGCGCCATTTGATAATCCTGCACCAGCTCCACCTCCAGTGTTTGCAGTTCCATTCACACCACATCCAGGTGATGTACCTCCACCACCTCCTCCATTTCCACCTGTAGTATTTGGAGTGCTGGGTCCAGGTTCTCCAGAACCACCACCACCTCCAGCATATGTTACACAACTTCCTGTAATATTACTTGTAGCTCCATTTCCACCATTTCCTGCAGCTTGTAGTGGCGGTCCAGCATTTGCTCCAACTGCACCTGCTCCACCTCCACCGCCTCCAGATCCACCGCTTGGTCCTGATGGTGTTGATGATCCTCCAGGGTTTCCCTCTGGTGGACTAAATCCTCCTGCATTACCTGTTGCTCCACATAAACCTGAACCTGATCCTGCTCCACCTCCAGAACCACCTGGAGCTCCTACTTGTATTGGTGCAGGAGTTTGACCTCCACCACCAGCACCTCCACCTGAACTTGTTATAGGTTGTGTTGAACTTCCAAATACTGAATTATTTCCTGCTGATCCAATTGTTGCAGGACCTGAACTTGAACTACCACCACCTCCACCCGCTCCTACTGTTATGGGAACAGTACCTGAAGCTGTAACAGAAGAAATTTCTCTAAAACCACCACCACCTGCTCCACCTCCTCTATTAGCCCCACCACCACCTCCACCACCAACCACTAGAGTATCAACAACTCTTGTACCTGGTTGTAATGTTAAATTACCTGTAGAAGTTTTAGATGTAACCGTACACTTCCCGAAAGAAGTTTTATTTGTTTTACCGATTATTCCGCCATTAGATCTGGCCATGTGAGTCTCCTATTCGGACACCCAAGCTGTGCCATTCCAATTATATTTGGTAGGTGTTTCCGATTCGTCGTTTGATTTTGTTGCTTCCCAACCTGTTGTGTTGTCAGCGTTGTATTTTGTTTCGTTCCAAGAAATGTTATATCTCCATACTGATGGATCTGCACCATCATTTGTAACTGTTGGATAAGTTATCGGTGCTTGCCAATCGTCACTTGAATCTAATGACCATGAAGCATGAGGTTGTTGTGATAAAAATTTATCTTTTACAGGATCATAAACCATTCCGATTCCTGCATATTGTTTTCTAAAATTATTATTGTAAGAAGTTTGTTTCCAGATTCCACCTTTAAAAAAATTAATACACCATGTTTCACCATCTTGGTGCATGTCTGAAGGAACGCAATCGTTTCCTACAACTACTACTCTTTCAACTACTTGATGAGTATCAGATGTAAATCCTGTTGGATCTGCTTTTGTTTTTAATTCTGCGAAATGTGCCATATTTTTACTCCTTAAAAATTATATTTATATTTTAATTTTAACTTATTGTCAACGTTCCAGTTACAGTAAATGATGCTACTTTACATCCTCCAGCTGGTCCTGGTAATGTTGCAATACTATTAGTTCCTGGTGCTGCAGCTATTGAAGCACATCCTGGAAATCTTAATACTACAAGACCTGAACCACCATTTGCACCAGCTCCTGCAGGTGCACTAGAACCTTCACCACCAGCTCCACCTCCACCACCTGTGTTAGCAGTGCCTGCTGTTCCTGCTGATCCTGGATCTGTTCCTGGTCCACCGCCTTGTCCACCAGCTCCACCACCTGCTGATGCTGGACCTCCAGCAGCTCCACCTGTTTCGCCACCACCGCCACCACCACCAGCTCTTGCTACACAAGATCCTGTTATTGAATCTGTAATACCTGCTCCTCCAGCGGATCCTGCTCCTCCTGTAGCATCTGCTCCTTGACCGCCAGCACCACCACCGCCACCACCACCATTAGGTGCTGGTGCAGTTGCTCCACCAGGAAAACCTTGTCTACCAGATACTACTGGAGAACTAAATACCGTACAACCATCTCCAGCATTTACTCCATATCTACCTCCACCACCCGATCCACCATCTTGTTTACCACCTCCACCACCAGTTGAAACAATGTATCCTGCTGAAGAAGAACTTCCATTAGCATTTGATGGAGTCGCAGAACCTGGAGGTCCTGATCCACCACCTCCAATTGTGACTACGTGTGGTCCTGGTTGAAAAAACATTTTTGTTCCACCTGGAAAAGATGATCTAAAACCACCAGCTCCTCCTCCACCACCAGAATCTCCTTGTCCTGCTCCACCACCAGCAATAACTACATAATCTGCTGCTACTGAACATCCTTGATCTAAAATATTTAAATTTGTTGATGCTTTAAATTCTGCTATTTGATTTTGTCCATCAGTTGATGTAACGGGTGCACATGCACTACATGTTGTAAATATTACTCCACAGCTTGATCCTGCTCTTGCGATCACGATACCTGAACCACCTGCTTGACCTTTAGTTGGACCTCCTGAACCACCAGCATTACAAGATCCTCCACCACCTCCACCACCAGTGTTTACAGCTCCTACAGTTGCACAAGTATTTCCTGGACCATTTGCAGATCCTCCATTTCCACCACCACCAGCTCCACCAGATCCTCCAGTAGCAGGTCCACCATTACATGTCCAACCACCACCACCAGCTCCACCAGCGTAAGATGTTGCTGTTCCTGTAATTGCGTTAGGTGCTCCTGCACCTCCATTACCACCAGGTGAATCTCCAACATAAGAACCTGGAGCAGGTCCTGCTCTAGTTCCTAAAACTCCTTTTGCTGTTGCTCCTGAACCACCATCACCACCTCTTCTTTGACTTGTTGGTGCACCACATGCTGAAATAGATCCAAATGTTTGTGGGGTTCCTGTTCCACCACCAATTTTATTAGCCGCGCAAGAAGGTGAACCACAAGTTAAGTGAACAGCTGCTCCTCCACTTGTAATAGTTGAAAAAACTGAATTGGTACCAGCTCCACCTCCTGAATTAGGGTTTGGTTGTGGTCCACATGCAGAAGCTGCTCCACCAGCTCCAACTGTTACTGCGTATGTTCCTAAACTTAATTCTTGTTTTGAACCTTGTAATGGACTTGGTCCATAACCAGAAGCTTGATAACCTCCTGCTCCACCTCCACCACCACCAGTTGATCCACTACCTACGTTACCACCTGCACCACCACCTACTACCATGTAATCTATGTTTGCTAATCTTGATGGCCATAAGCCTTGTTCCAATTGATCTATTTGATCATTAAGACTCCAGACTCCTGAAGCCTTATCTAATTCTTTTACTACTACAATTCCTGAGCCACCAGCACCATATCCACCACCACCACCTCCAGTGTTAGATACACCAGCACATCCTGAACATGCGTTTGGAAGAGGGGAAGGATAACCTGCGTTAGCTCTCGTTCCTTTTCCACCACCACCTATTCCTCCAGCTCCTGCAACTCCTGGAGAAGATGGAAAAGTACCACCACCTCCACCACCACCAACATATCCATTTGGATTACCAAAAGTTGCTCCTGGAAAAAAAGGAGCTAAATTTACACCTGGTCCACCAGCTGCACCTACAGCACTACCTGGAGATTGAGGTGTTGCAAGATCATTTCCTGCACCACCAGCTCCACCACCTCCTGAACCTGCACCTCTATTGTCAGGACTAGAAGGAGGTGTTGAACCACCTGGATAACCTTCAACTGGATCATATCCACCAGCATTACCTGTTCCTCCAGTTCTAGAAGGAGAAGTAGGTGCACCACAATAAGACCCACCACCTCCAGAACCACCTGATCCTGCGGCGTCATTAACACCACCAGTTCCTCTACCTCCACCTGTAGTTGAATAAGTAGTTCCACAAGCTACTACGCTTGATGTAGCTCCTCCAGTACCGCATCCTCCAGGCCCTGGTCCTGGTGCTGCATTACCACCTCCTCCAACAGTTATGGAAATTGAATTTTCTGCACTTAGATTAGTTAAATTTCTTACACCACCAGCTCCAGCTCCGCCATACTTACCACCACCACCACCACCTGCTACTATTGCACTTTGTATTAGTCTAGTTCCTGATTGAAGTGTTATACAGCCTGAAGATGTTTTAACAGTAGTTGTATTCTTACCACGAGAAGTTACGTTGACTGGTCCAATTATTCCGCCATTTCCTTGCGCCATAATTTAAACCTCCTAAGCGTCGTCTATAACTTCATAAGATATAACTAGATCTAAGTCCGATGCTGCACTTGCGCCACCTTTAAGTACGTCTGCTTCCATTAAATATATTGGAGTGTCCAATACAACTAGTGTAGCATCTGCTGGTACCGAAACTGTTTTCGCTAGAAAGAAAGTTCCTGAAGTGTCAAAGTCTGAAACACCTGCTGATGTGAAGTTAGCTTTTGTGATTGATAATGATAAATCTGCTGCGTTTGTTCCGTCAACGTTTGCACATGTAATTCTATTAATTTTTAAAAGTTTGTTTGATGATACAGTTAATAAAGTTGTAGTCGTAGTAGCTGTTAAGTTATAACCTACCGACTCACCGTTAATACTTGTTACTGATACTATATTTGGATTTGCCATTTTTTAATCTCCTGCTTTTCTTTTATCCGAAAACGATTGCCATTGCAATAGCTTTTCCTGTTGAAATTCCTGCATCATTGAAGCTCAAAGCTCCTGATCCATTGGTAGTTATTGCCTGTCCACTAGTACCATCTGCTGTAGGTAGTGTTAGGCTTAAATTAGAGCCCATTGCTCCTGCTTTTAAATCCAAGTAATTTGATCCATCGTCAGTATCTTCAGTAAATCTAAGAGTACCTGCTCTAGTAGAGTTAGCTACTAAATTTACAACACCACTTCCATTTGGATTTAAATCTATATTTGCATTTGATGTAGTTACAATATCTTGACTATTCATATCAAGATCACCGCCTAGTTGTGGAGATGTGTCTTCTACTACTGAAGCAATACCTGTAGCAAGACTTAAAATTTTTGGATTTGTTGCATCTGGATTAGCTGATGCAAATAAAATTTTGTCACCTTTATTTGTTGCTGTAAAAGTAAATGAATCTCCTGAACCAGTTGCATATTTAAATTGAACTGTGTATGCACCTGAAGTTGAGTTTCTTAAAATGTAAAAAGTTTCTACATCATTTGGAATTGTAACAATTTGGTTTCCTGTAATAGAACCTGTAAACTCAATCATTCTTTGTTGAGCTGTTCCAGTTAATGCACCATCATCAACATCTAAAGCTGTAGTTTGTGCACCACCTGCAATAGATACTTGTGCAAAGCCACCTGTTAATTGTGATACTAAACTTAAATTTGCGTTTGTTTTTGTTCCCCATGTACCAGCATTTTCGCCAGTTGCCATTAGTTCAACACCAAGAGGTGTATATGTTGATGCCATAAATTTTATCTCCTATGCAGCGTCAGTATAACTTGTATTTGATCCAGTTGCAACATTAGAATAATTCGTATTCGAACCTGTTGAAACCCCACTATAAGATGTATTTGATCCAGTGTCAACATCTTGATAATGTATAATAAATGGTTCTCCGAGAGTTGCTGTCACAGTAAATGTTGGTAATCCAACAACTTGATCCTTAGGATCTATACTACCAATAGCAGCGCTAAATGAGACTCCTGTTAATCCCATTATTTGATCAGGGACATCTACAATTGTACCTTGTTGAGAATTCATAGATATACCTGTAACAGGAACACTGACTGATCCAGCGCCGACCACGAATCCTATTGAAGATGCTATTTGTAGCCCTGTTGGTGCTACTGCATCATTAGGAACAACCACGGATCCTTGAGCAGTTGATACTTCAAATCCAGCAGGTGTAATTATTACAGCGTTAACAGTTGTAGGACTTCCAAGTGCGGAAGTAATTGATTGACCTGTAATAGATACATCTTCATTTGGTGCAAAAGCAGTTCCTTGTGTTGATGTAATTTCAAAACTAGATAATCCAACTGTTTGATCATTTGGATCTATAACACCAATAGCGGCTGTAGTTGATAAACCTGTAATAGATGGTGTAACTGAAATGCTTGCTTGAGTTGTGCCTTGCAAGTCATTTATTTCTAAACCATTTGGTTCAACAGTTACGCTTACAACATTTGCAATTGTTCCTAGTGTTGAAGTAGATGAAAGACCTGTTGGAGTTACAGTTACACTAACTGCGTTAGTGACTGAACCAATACTTGATGTAATAGATAAACCTGTTGGTTGGACAACTGAATCTGAAAGTTGACCCCATTCATCTTCACCCCAAGACTTTGCTCCCCAACCTTGTT